GTTCTGGATGCAGGAGGTGGAGTGATGACTGAATACATCGAGCGGAAAGCGCTGGATAAAGCACTGACGGCCGCCGCGGCACATGACAAGGACAAAAACCGCCGCACATGGGCAAAGGCGATCTGCATTTTGCACGATCTACCGGCTGCCGACGTTGCGCCGGTGGTGCACTGCAAGGACTGTGCCCATAGGACTGAGATGGGTAATTGCGGGCACCCACGCTACCATGGGATTTTGCCGTCAGCGTATCCCTATGATTTTTGTAGCTACGGCGCGAGAATGGACGGAGGTGCTGACAATGAGACTGATTGATGTTGATGATTTGGGCGTGGGGCGGTGTAGCAAAGATGTTCTCCCCGCGGCGTATTGTGCTGGTTGGAACGGCTTACTTGGCTCGATCGAAAAAGCTCCCACTGTGGACGCTGTGCCGGTGGTGCGCTGTTATCAATGCCGATCGTACAATAAGCCGCGGCTTGGATGGTGCTCGTTCCACATGGACAGAGAAAACTATGACGACTTTTGTAGCTATGGCGTGCGAAAGGAATGACGACGATGCCAAAGCGGATTAACCCGCGCCGGAGACCGGCGACGATGGCAGACGTGCAGCGCGCAAAGGATACGGCGACGGCGGATGCCTGCCGGGTGACGCTGGCGATCTTTTTCACGGCGCTGCTAGACAAAGAAGGCATGGAAGCCGAGCAGCTGCAGCGCATCTGGCGCGAAGTAGAGGCGCTGAGCGAGAGCGTGCGCGATGGCTATGTATCAGCGCCCGACCTGATCCGCGTTCTGCGGGAAGAGTACGAGATCGACATTGTAGGAGGGTGAAGCCATGCGCAGAAAACCGCTCGCGCCGCTTACGCCGGAACAGCAGCAGCTCGCGGCTGACAACGAGCGTCTGATCTATCTTGCGATCCACCGCTACGCGCCGGACGAGGACGCCGATGAGCTGTATGGGCACGCTGCCGAGGGCTTGCTCCGAGCCGCAAGTACATACGATCCAACGCGCGGAAAGTTTTCCACACACGCTATGTGGTGCATTCGCAGCGAGATCGCGCACCGCAAGAAGTACGCGCAGCAGCGCAAGCGGTCCGGTATGCTTATTTTGTACACGGACGATAATGACACAGCGTTTGACAGCGCCGGTAAGTACGATCACACGCAGCGCGGTGCAGTCAAGCCAAAGGATCGACCGCACAAAGATTTCGACGATTCCGCGGCGGATATCAGCTGTTTTCTGGACTGTCTCACGCCGGTGCAGCGTCAGACCGTGTGCCTGCGCATGGCAGGGTATACCTACGCAGACATTGCCGACATCCGCGGCGTAAAACCGCAGGCGGCTTATCAGGCTGCGCAGTTTGCCGCAAATCGATGGCTGGAATATAACGACACCGGCGATGCCGGAACATCTGAAAACAGGAGGAAATAACAATGGAAGCAAACGCAATGTGGGAAGGCGTGCGCAACGACGCGCGCAACGAGCTCCGCCTCAGCATCCTGACGGATGCGATCTTCAACGCCGCCCGGCTGAACTACAGTGGCGAAAAGCTCGCCTTTGACGATGACGAGCTTTGTACCGTGCTTCGGGCAATGTACCCGGATGACTACGACGGCGTGCTTGGAAATCTGCAAGCGCTCAAAGCGGAAGAGGAGGCAAAGGACGGTGACGCATTTTGACCCGTGCCGAAATTCTGAAGGCCGCAGAGCGCTGCGTCTGTACCGACCGAAATCAGCAGTACGGTGAGCCGGAGGACAATTTCCGCACAATCTCCATGCTTTGGAGCGTTTACCTCTGTGCGCGCGGCATGGATCAGCCGCTCGGTGCAGCCGATGTCGGCGCAATGATGGCGCTGTTCAAGCTCGGCCGCATCGCAACCGGAGGCGATAAAGCGGATAACTTCATCGACCTCGCCGGATATGCCGCCTGTGCCGGGGAAATTTCAACGGAGAGCGGGCGCGACCGCAAAGACGTGAAATGTAGCGCGGAGAATAAAAGCCGCGCAGAGACGCAAAAAACAGTCTCAGCAGAAAAAGCACCGCACAAGACCACGTTCGCAGAGAACAAAAATGTTCGCATGGCGCGCGGCCTCGACGGGCGGTATATCGTCACGACCGGCTGCACGGTGATGGAAGCTCCGAGCCTCGCGGAAGCGATGCGCATCATCGCGGAGTATGAGCATACCGGATCGTAAACGAAAGCACATAAAGCAAAGCAGCACGCAGGATATGCGTGCTGCTTTCTTGTTGTGTGTTTGTCACGAGAAGAGCTTCCAGAGCTGGTTGAACTGCTTCGCGGTATAGCCGTTTTGCATCGCCCACGCATACAAATCTGCTTTCTTGTACTTCCGCTGGCTGGTTCCCGGCTTCGTCGCGTACTTTGCCTGATAAAAGTCCACGATCTGCTTCAGCTCGTACCCGCCGTTGTATGCGGTCTCGAACTTATCCTGTGTGCCCTCGCTGAGCTGCTGCGCCATGATGTTGAGCATGAGATTGTCGCCGCCGCGCTTGTTCCCGGCGGTTTTCAGGACAGACTGCAGCACATTGCCGGTTTTCGTGCGCTTGTCCTCCGGCAGCGCGTCCTTTGCCGTGCCGAGCATCGCCTTGTATACGGCGTTCTCGCCGATCGTGCCCGTGCTTTTCGTCGTCCAAGCCGGAGTGTCGCCGCCGTCGAGCTTCGCCTTCTTCTTGCCGGCCGATGTTGCGACTTCCAACAGGTTTTGAATCGCGGCCGCTTTCTCCGCGTCGCTCGACTGCTTGTATACCGAACTCCGAATGACTTTCTGAATGTTGTCATAGGCCGTCTGGCCATATGCCATCTGGTACTGCCGCCTCTCGTCCTGATCCAGCGACACTTTTTCGCCGTCTCTGTTTCCACTGTTTGGCGCTTTCTTCTCCGGATATTTTATGTCGATGTTCTCGCCAAGCCGGTACAGCTCTTGGTTCACGGCGCTCGTCCGGTACTTCGTCACGCTGCCGGGATTCAGTGTCGCGTTCAGGAAGTTTTCTGCTGCCGTGCCGGTGTATTTCTTCTCCTGCCCCCAGTTGTCCAGCGCAGCCGGAAGCGTTTCCCGAAGCCCCGGGATCTTGCTCTTCATCGCGCTCAGACTGTTTTCCCACACGGTGTCGCCGTTGTAGGTGTCGCGCACCGTCCCGTCAACCCCCTGCGCCACGCCGGACACGACGTTTGGCACAAAGCTGGTTGCCTGAGACGCGCCATAGCGGAACGTCGCGTCCGCAAGCTTGCCGCCCGTGGTGTCCGCTTTGGAGTACTTGAGGCTGTTCTCAATCTCCTGAAACTGCGACATAGCGGGCAGATCCATCACGCTCTGAAAAGCAGATTCCAGATTGCCGCCCGCAACGTTTGCAAACGTCAGGCCCTCGTCCTTGTAGCAGTCTGCCAGCAGTGCGCCATAGGTCATCTGCGCGTTGATCGGGTCGAGGAAGCCGATAGATACCAGGTCGTCCCCGTCGCGCCACTCCGTGCTTTCTCCGGCAATCCACCGGTTGAGTGCACTAAGGTTAAGCTGCGTGCCGCTCACGCCCTCGGACTTTTCGAGCGCTTCCTTGTCCTTGTCGTCGTCTCCGGAGACGTTCATGATACCGGCCCCGGCAAGCACGGCAAAAAATGCGATGCCCATCGTGCCGTTGAACGCGCGGCCGAAATCCGTCACAGCCTTCGCCTGTTCGGATGCGGTCAGCGTTCCGGCCTTTGCCTTGTTTAAGACTTTGACGACCTCCGCACCGGCGTTAATAAACCCGGCAGGGGAGTATTGAATCGCTGCGCTCGCAATGTTGCCGGGCACGTTTGTGAATGGCAGGATGAGATCGCCCACTCCGAAGCTGCCGCCGCGCTTGTCCTTAATGCTAAATACGTTCAGCGCTCTCCGCACGACACCCGTCGCCTGCGCGAGCTTGCCTTCGTTCTGGAACGTGCGTTCCCTTGCGATTTCCTCCGCGCGGCCGTCAAGCGCGCCTTTTGCCACCTTGCCCTTAGCTTCCAGCGCGTCAATTCCGCGCTGCGCTTCCGCCTGAATACCGCCTTTTTGCATCTGGTCAGTCGTGACCATGGCATAGTTGCTGTATTTTTCCCACGTGGAGAGAAACCGCTCCAGAAAGTTGCCGGTCATCTTGAACGACCTGCTGCCGCCGGTTTCGTATTTGCCCTGCGCGTTGGAAACGCTTGCGTCAAGGCCGGTTTCAATGTACGACTTGAGCGTTGCCTCGCCCATGCCTTTTCGTTTCGTCTTGGAGAAATAGCTCTTATCCGCAGCTACGGAGCGTGTGCCGGTGTATTTCGAAAGCAGCATGTCCAGCCCGACGCCGATGTTGTTTGACACGGCCTCTACCGGGTCATACACCATATTGCCGACAAGGTTTCTGCCAGCCGTCGCCGGTTTCGAGAGCATGGACAGATAACGATAGGCTTTGATCTGTTCGAGCGTGGACGGTTTCGCGTAGTCATACGCAATGCCGCGCACCTGGCTTGCGGCAACGTCACGCAGAAACGCTTCGCCACCCGGCAGTTTCTTTGCCTGCTCAAGCGCCTTTTCCATTGTTCTGCCCATCTTGTTCGACCACAGGCCGTTTGTGCGCCGCTCCGTGCTCATGCCTTTGATGAGGTCAACCACGCCGTCCACGTCGCCTTTTTCGATGCTGCGCAGCTTCTCTGCATTCTGGCTTACGCTGTCGAGAATCTTCTTGCGCTGCTCGTCCGACATTTTGCGCGTGCGCTCGCTGTCGCTCAGCAGTTGGATCGCGTCCGCTTCCATTAGCGCCGGGTCAGACGCGAACTGCCGCCGCTGCCGCAGCGCCTGACCGGCTTCCGTGCCGTGCGCATCCCATTCTTTCATGAGCTTTGCCACTTCGGCGTATGCATCTTTGCTGCCGCTCTCGCGCGCCTTGGCCACTTCTTTGACGATGATCTTGTGTGCAAGCACCGTGTCGGTGTCGTCCCAGTCCTGCTTTGTGCCGAACAAGTCTGCCTTTTCGCCCTCGTAGTCCGATTCAAAGCGCTCCTGCGCCTTCGCGTTTACCTCTTCGTCATGGTTGACTTTGTGCGTCCGGTCTTCCGGCCTCAGCCCTTGCATTGCACGCTCGTCGTCGGTGAGCACGCCGTCGGTCGAGTGCGTCTGTGTCCGCGCTTCGTCATAGCCAAACTCCGCGGATTTTGCGCCCTGTCCTTCCGGCAACGTTCCGCGCTGCCCGGCATCCGTCTCTGCCTCTCGCTGCTGCACGTCTGCAAAATTGTCACTGTTTTGTGCCTCAACCGCGTTTTCGGCGCTTTCATTCACAATTTCACCCGTTTTTTGTGACTGTTCTTCGCTCTTCGCGGTCTCACCGGTGATGTTCTGCGTCAGCGCCACGCGCTTGATCTGCGCGCGCTGGTCGGCCTTCGTTCCGGTCAACGTTTCGCCGGTCTGGCGTTCAAACTCCGTGCGCAGCCCAGCGTCAGCGAGCACGCGGTTCGCCTCGCTGTTCGAGATAATTCCCTTTTTCAGCAGCGTGCGCACAGTCGCCTGACTGTCTTCGACCTGTGCGGTCTCGACCGGTGCGGCCTCTGCCTGTGCTTCTGCGGCGATATTTTCCGCCTCTGCCGGTTTCGCGCTTGCTTCTGCGTTTACGCTTGCGGCCGGTTCTCCGGCGCGCAGAGCGGCATTTTTCTGCGCGTCTATGCCCTTGGCGATGCCCGCCGCCGTGCCGAATGTAGACAGCACCGCGCCGATCATCGCGTCATACGCAGACTGCGCAAGCATTTCCTTCGCGCCTTCTGCCGTCGTGTAGCTCGATTTTGCCGCAGCGCCCTTGTCGTAGATCGCGCGGATCGCCGGGTTCAGGATGTCGGCCACGGCTTCCTCTGCGCCCTCGCCGACAGCGTTTGTCAGCGCGCGCACAACACTGCGTCCGGCATCCGTTTTTGCCAGCTTTCCGATGAGCTTCTCCGCCACGTCGTCCGCAGCACCGCCGCCGAACAGCTTGCCCACGTCGAAGATTTTCTCCGTCAGAACGTCAACGGCAGCGGCCGCAGCGCCGTATGCAACCTGTTCGCCCTCGCTCGCGCCGTCAAGACGTGCCTCACGCGACCCGCTGCCATAGGAGCGCAGGCCCATGTTTGCCAGACCCACGCCGGGCAGCAGCGCATTGAGCGCCATGTCCGCGCCGAGCTGAAGGCCACCGCTTGCAATGTCCACAAACGCGCCCGCGGCTTTGCTGCCACCGAGGTTATCTTTCGCCTTTTCGGATGCTTCTGCCGCCGCTGCCGCCGCTTTGTCTGCCTTGGCGTAGATGCTTTCCTGGTTGCGCTTCCGCGCGGCCTCCGCCTTGTCCTTGTCCTCCTGAGGCACGGCGTTGTCCGCGACGGTCACGCCCATGATCTGTGTTCCGCTGCGCTTGTTGAGAAATGTTCCGGCCGCGTTTTCGTAGGCGCTCTTCGCGCCCTCGTAGGCAGACTTTGCGATGTTTCCGCCAGCTTCCGCCGTCTTGCTCTCCTGCATATTGCTCTTGCGGTAATCATCCGAGATTGCCTGATTCGTCAGGGCAAGCGGCGTTGTCGTGTCCGCGCTGTAACCGGCGTCGCCGAAAGCGTTAAGCAGCTTCTCCCAGAAGCTGATGTTCTCTTTCTTCTTCTGCGGCACAGGTTCAGAGATCGGTTTGGTGACAGGTTTCTGCTTGGCAGCAGTGTCTTGCGTCGCCGTCTGACCCCACACCTTATCCATTTTGTATTTTGAGCCGCCGTAAGCCTTCTTGCCGTACTCTCTGTCAATTTTCTCCCGGCTGCTCTTTGCGTACTGTTTCAGAAAGTCAGATGCCATGGTCAGTTACCTTTCCTTAGTTTGCGTTTCGGTAGGTATAAGTACCGTTGCCGTTGACGACCTCTTTCACCTTTCCAGAGTTCACGAGTGCTTCCAGTTCACTTGGTGTCACGCGCCCATAGCCGCGCACCATCACCCAGCCGGGACCGTTCGCGTTCGTGATGTAGCTGTTTTCGTGGTAATCTACGGCGCTTTTTGGTTTGGTTTTCGGGTCTCTGGCCGAAGGGATCGTGTTGTCGTCACCACCGCCACCGCCGCTACCGCCACCGCCCGCCCTGCGGTTTGATGCCGTGTAGCTCGCCGGGTATGTACCTGTGCGCTCATAGTAGAGCTTCGGGTTCTGCGCGCCCCACACTTTCTGCATCGCGTCGATCTGATCCTGCGAATAGCCGAGAGCCGCATAACCGCTGAAATCGCCGTACTTGGCGAGTGTCGCGGCCTGCTGTTCGAGCCGACTGCGCTCGTTTTCCGCAAGCGTCGTGTCCACGCTAAGCTGCTTGACCGCCGTGTTGACGATGGAGTTATCCACACGCTGCGCCTCGGTATAGAGCGCCTTCGCGCGTGCCGCGTCGTTCTCGCTGATCGCCTGTGCGACCGCGTTCTGATACGCCGTCTTTACCTTCTGCCGCTGCGCTTCGAGGGCGGACATCGCGTCTGCCTCTGCGGACGATACTTTACCCATAGCGGCATTGCGGCTGTTCTGCTGCGAGAGCGCGAGCTGACTGCCCGCGCCGACATTGATGCCGCTGCCCGCCATCTGTTCGTTCAGGTTCGCGCTGGAAATGTCCGCCTGCGTCGATACCTGCCGCCGCGCCTCGTTGTATGTCTGCGGGATCTTCGCTGCCTGCGCGTCATAGTCCGCCATGTTCTGGTCGTAGGCCGCTTTCAGCGCGTCGGTCTTTGCTTTCTGCTGCGCGTCGTAGATCTTGTTGATGCTCTCGCTCTGGTCTTTTGCTTCCGGCAGGACGGTGTTGTTCCCAACAATCTTGAAGCCGCTGCCGTCACCGCCGCCGCTGTATCCGTACTTCTTGCGGATAAGCTCTGCCTGTTCGTGCGCCTCGTTCATGCCGCCCTGATTTCCGGCCTTCTGCGCGGCTTGCCACTGCTCACCGAGCGCGGCAATTTTCTGTTTGTCAGCGCTGTTCAATCCTGCATCGTTGTATGCCATCTTGTCACCTCATNGACACCGCCGCGCCCGGCAGCGTCCCCTGTGTCGATTATTATTTGTGTTCCAGCAGCTGCAGCCGCGTCTCGTGGTCGTTGATCGCGTCCTCGCTGTGCTCAATCTTGTCCCACATCTCGTTGTGCTCCTTGGCGTTCCCAGCGTCCATGCGGTCAATGCGCGCCGTCAATGCCATGACTGCGTCAGTGTTCCGCTGGATGATGGTGCTCATGCGCCAGCACGCGCCGATCAGCGTCAGCACAAACGCCGCCGCTGAAATGATGTTCGCAAGCGATACCGCCATTGTCAGCCTTCTTTCCTCGGCTTTTCATAGCTCAGTGCACGTGCGCTGTCGCCGACACCCGCAGTCGTCGGGTCGACCACGATGCCGAGCAGACACAAAATGTTGATAACCATGCTGATGATCGTCGTCACCTGATCCTGCGACACACGCGGAACGATGCCGCACACGCCGAGTACCTGATACACCAGCGCCACCAGTGCCATGACGAGCGCGGTCAGCGTTGCCTTGTTCTGCAATCTGAGTTTCCAGTTAATTTTCATATGTAGTCCCTCCGTTACTTTCCGTCCACCATCCGCTGGCAGACGATCATCGTGCGCAGCATATCCTCCGACAGGTCGAGCCTGCCGTCCGTGCCGCCTTGGAGT